TTACGCCTCTCCGCTGATGGCCCTATGCACGGCAGCCGCAGCTTCGCTGTGCGCACGCCCACGGGCGAAGTACACCCGCTGAGTCATCGAAGGATCGGCATGACCGAGCACGTCGGCAGCAATCCTTGCTGATAGCCCCGCATCGTCAATGATGGTCGCCACGGCTTTACGGAAACTATGAGCCGTAATCTTCATATGCAGACCGAGAGCCGAACGAACCCGGCGCCACTGTGCGGCCACGTTGTGCGGGTCACGCGGCGTCCAGCACTCCGAAGGAAACACCAGATCGGCATACTCCGGATCGATCGGGCCGGGGTAGAGCAACTGGCGTTCGGCGAGCCTCTTGCGGCGTGCTCTCAACATCTCGACCGCAAACAAGGGCAACGCAATTTCGTTCTCACTCGCCTTAGGGTCATCGTCAATATCAGCTAGCGCGAGTCCCCCGCCCTTAATCCGTATCAGCTTCTTAGACGGCCGCAGGATGCCGGTTTCGAGGTCGATATCTGGCCATCGAACGGCGAGGGATTGCGCCCTTCGGTGCGCGGTCGCGACGAGCATCACGACCCAATCAACAAGGTCAACACGTTCGCAAAACTCCGCGACCGTGGGCGGCGCATATCGCTTGCGGTTCTTCTTGCGCTCAGCCAGCGACAAAAGAGGCGGGCACGGCAGCTTAGACGTGCGCACGCTGACCAAAATGTCGCACACCTCTTCAACCGTTAAATGCTTTGCGCCCCTCTGTTTTCCGCTCTTGCCCGGCGTCAGCTTCACCTCACGCAACGGGTTGACGGTGATAGCGCCACCAGACATGCGTATCGCGTAGTTGTACATGCCAGAGAGCACGGTGCGCGACGACTTCGCCGAGTCAGGCCCGCGGGTCTCCGCTACCGTGGTCAAGTACTTTTCCATGACGGGGGTGGGCGCTTCCAGAAGTCGGCGATACCCGAATGCTGAATTGAAGCTCTTGGCTTCGGCGTCGTACCTGTCCAGCGTTCCCGACGCCCTCCCCTGGCTGACTAAATAGGGCCGATAGTGGTCGAAATACAGTGATTTGATTGTTGTTTCGACCGAGAGGTCGGCATCAAGGATCGACACAGACAACTCAGATGCCGCAACCAGCACCGCATCACGTGCACGCACACCATCCCGGTCTGGCACAGGACGCCCCCGCGAATCAGTGCGAGGCGGGCTAAACCGCAACACCTTCCGCGACTTTCCGCTCGCGTCACGAACCCGAACAATTGCCCGCCAGACGCCCGGCCGCACCTCTTTAAGGTGAACCCGTCCCGGTACGCCAATGGGCCTTGGCGGCCTACCCCTCATTGCTACCCACCTTCGACAGTTCGCTTGTGGCACGCCGGTAGTAGTTCGCGCCAATGACACCGGCCAGCGACAGCGCCCCGAAGCTGATCAGCTGGATTGTCCACACAACCGGGTAGGTGACCTCAAGAGGCCACCGCAACGTGTACATATCAACGCGATCAACAATCATGAGCAGCGGATAGAGTGCACCAACACTGCCGTAGATTCCGAAGAGCCAGAACATAATTCGGTCATGGCCCTTGCGCGCGCCAATTATCGCAGCAACATGGGTCGGGAGAAGCCCGGCGGAAAGCAACCAAGAAAACACGTAACTCGGTGGGCCGGGGATGGTTTCGACAACAAGGCTTGGCGTGGTAGATAGGTTGGTGATCGGATATACGGCACACATACCAACGATCGAAACCCAAGTGAAAACCAGCGGCCACGTCAAACTCAGCTTCGCGAGACGGCATGTCACATGAGCAAAGATGTACGACGACAACACCATTAATAGATATGTGACGATCTGAGATAGGTTGGCGAGCCCCGTCAAATCCATGAGCGGCGGGTCTAACACAGTTACGAGCGCACTGACGAGTTGGGAGCCGCTAGTGACCCACAGCCCCAAAGTCAACAGCTTGGGGGCGCCAACGACTGTGCGGTACAACGCCGCCAGTGCAAGCACGGCGGCGCATGCGGTTCCAAGCGGGTCCACCTAAAAACCCCTCTCGAAAATCTTGGCCGCTGACGGGTTCGTCCGTGGGCGATTAGGGGCGTCCCTCACGGCTTCGGCGATCACATTTTCAATATCGGCACCGAGGGCGTGGGCGATGATGTCCGCTTCGTCAAGCCCGATGGCTTGCGATGCCGGACGCCTGACGCCCAGTAGTCGGGATACCTTGTCGACACTGTATCCGGACGCCCTAGCGATGGACTTCTGATCAACTTGTTTCTTTGCAGCAATACCACGTAGGACAGCGCTCACGGCGCTAGAAAGAGACCCCGAATCTGTCACGTTGCACATTCTATCGCAATTTCTGCGATTGGCTGGCATGTTGACCATGATCCCGCTATCGTCCCAAGGTATTCGCTACAACATCCGCAGTAGGAGGGTCCAGTGAAATCTGGGTACGTGGATACGCCAGCCGGGGGCCGCGTGATCAACAAGGGGGCCGGGGGGTTCACTCATACACAGTTGCGGCTAGACACCGCAACTTTCCGATATCCCCGGCAGAATTGTCTTGGTGAGGACCGGTGAGATGAAGGTCGGGCCGCTGCCCCGAGAAAAATTCGTCGCAGTGGGTAGACCTTTTGTCCGTTTCCATGCCCGATAATTGAATCTAGTTGCACGCACAAATGGTGAGTGCCCCAGCTGGCGGGCCGGGGCACTCAGACAAAAACCGCTGATCTGCACACACAGAGAGGTTTCGTCATGCTCAATGGTAAGTGTCTCCGCATGACATTGTCTACGCGAAGTAGACAAATACAAATATCTGTCACATGCCGGAGAGGCTGATGGGCATGCATCGTTGGCCGGAGGCGGCCGAAATCATATTGCAGGCCAACGCCTTAGGCGTCCGCGCCAGCGTCCAGCTTGCGGAGGTACTGCGCCTGCGCGGCGTCGAGGATTTCGCCGGGGTCGGCGTCGACAGCTCTTGCAATCTTGAATAGCTGCAAGGTATCGACGCTGCGCGAGCCGCTGAGCAGACGACCGATGGTCGATAAGGACAGCCCCGACAGTTTCGCTACTTCTTCCTTCGTCAGGCCCGCCCGCGCCACCGCTGCGCGCAGCTCAGCAGCGATAACGCGCTGCAACAGCTGTACAGCTGGGTCATTTGTAGCCATGCGGGCACAGTAGCACCACCTCGGACGCATTTCCAACCCAAACGGACTCGTAGCAGGTCCAGTCGTTGCACGCGTAAAAGTCACTAACCGGACACGAAATCATTCCGTTTGGACTTGACCCGGTCCGTTTGGACTTGTAGGTTGGGCCACATGCCGCCCGAGAACACGTCAAAGCTGGCGTCCTTGATCGAAAACAGCCCGCTCACAGACGAGGCGATAGCCGCGGCTCTAGGCATGTCTCCCCTCACGTTCAGCCGACGCGTAGCAGGCATCACCCGATTCAAGGCGCATGAACTTATCCAGCTCGCCAACCTGCTCGGCGTAACGCCAAGTGCCCTAATCAATTTCGAGGCAGAGTGATGACTACAACCGCCGTCTACGTAACTACAGCCACCGCAGCGCAGATGCTCAGCCTTCACCCGGAGACCTTGCGTATCTGGCATCGAAATGGGCTCTACAACTTCCCGAAACCTGTACGCATTGGCGGGCGGTTCCGTTGGAACGTAACGGAACTCAAGGAATGGGCGTCGTCCCAGCAGCGAGACGAACTCGCTACGCCATGACGCTGCATGCCCCGCCCAGGCGGCGGGCAACCCCAGCATCCGGCGGAACCAAGAGCGCCGAGACCGACCAGCTCGTCAGGATTGCGCACGCAACCCTTGCCGATTGCGGAATGGAAATGTCGCCGTCGAAGGTCTCACGGCTGGTGCGCAAGTTTCAGGCCCGCGTTCAACACAATGGGTGGGCATTCTTCGAGTTCTTCGCGAACGCCCTCCTACTTACTGCTGACCAGCGGCGCCGCGCGACCGCCAACCCTGACGTGGTCCGGGTGATCAGCTATGCCGATCCGACCGGCGAACAAGCCGTGAACAACGTTATGACGGAGCGCCGTCGTGGACAGTGATCACAGGCGCGTCATAGCCCAAGCCCTCAAGACAAAGCAATGGGTACTTGAAGGCAAAGACGGGCAAAGCCACACCGTACTGCGGCATTTGGTCACCGGTAAAACTGTTGCTGCACCGTCTAGTTCGTCGGACTGCAACGCTATAAGGAACTTCGTCAAGGAAATCGAAGAGATCTCCGGTATCCAGCTGTGGAAGCGGAGTTCACGCAAACCGTCCCGCAAGCCCGTCGCAACATCCGGGTTCCGCATGTACAAGACCGAGTTCGAACACGAAACCGGTTCGCGTGTAGATGAATTGGTTACTGCGTGGCATGACAACGATCGGGCATTGCAAGAGATTGAGCGCAAGCCGCACCCGTCTCGCCGCGATATCTGCAATGCCCGATCGCATCTGGGGCAGCTGTCGGAAATCGGGAAGCAGCTGAAAGCCCTTCACCAGCCTGTTCCCGTCCGTGAGGTGTTCGCATGAGCGTCTACGTGGTCGATACCGGCAAGCGCGAAATCTACGTCTTCGCAGACAGCGAATGTGACGCCGCTGAACAGGTAGCGGCGATGGGCGAAAACGTCAGCTACGCAGAGCATTACAGCGATGACCCCTCCGATATGCCGGAAGAGTTCGCGTATGCCCAGTAGACCCGCGGTTGCGGGGTGCGGCGGCGGAAGCTGGCAGCGTTGCAGACGGCGACACTTTCGCCTGTGCGCAACTGGCGCCGTTTCCGCCGCCGCACCCATAGGAGCCGAAGCGTGACCGCCGAGGTTCGTCGCACTAGCGACGGCGCCACCATCGAAAGCACCGCACCAGGCGCGGAAGCGGTGCGCGGCAAGGTGACTGAATACGGCCACCGGCTGACCGTGACTGTGGACATCCGATATGACGCGCTGACTCCGGAAGCGGCGATAGCTGCCGAGGTCAACGCATTCGATGTCTTGTCGGCGACGATCGATTTCGCGCGGGGCAAGCGGGACAACAACCCCCCGATGTTCAACATTTCATGAACGCACAGTGCACGTGCGGCGGAACCATCGCCGCCAAAACCCTAACGCTATTCGCGCAGTGGCTATTTGAACACGCTCAGCACGGCGCGGTAGTAACCGACAAGTTTCTACAAGGGGGAAACCACGACACATAACTAGTCAACCAGTCGAAATCGTGAAACCTACACAAACAAGACAACAATCCACCTCATAGAACGGAAACGCAATGTCCAAGAACACCATTATCGAAATGCTCGACTCCCTGAACGACGATGTGAAGAAGGCGGCAGTGAAGGCTAGCGACATCATCACCGGCGACGAGGTCACTTTCCATGACCAGCCACAGATTGTGCTTCCCCACGGCATGACCTACAGCAAGGCCCGCAAGATTCTGGACCGCATGCAAGAAGAAGCCGAAAACGAAATTGAGCTGAAACGCACCTATCCGTTCCGGCCGTTCGACGGTGCGGTTGCCGCACAGCGGGTTATGAAGCGGATGTTCGGTATCACCATTGGTGCGCGTACCCCCGGTAGCCTGTTCACGCCGTCGGCCCCGCCGGAAACCCGCACGGTCAAGATCGGTGTCAACGAGACCCTGGAAGTTCCATTTGGTTACGTCGAAATCCCGGCACTGGAACGTACCAAGATTTTCGTCTTCGGCCAGCGGGACCGTAAGGACGGCATGGTGTCCTACGTTTCGATCACCACCCCCAAGAAGAACTCGGGGACGGCGCGCGAGTTCTTGGATGAAATCGGCAAGGAACTGGCCGTGAACAGCATCTATCGCGGCAAGGCCATCGTCGGCACTGAAGAGCCCGAATTCTTGGACCTGTCGACCATCAGGCCCAACGAAATTGTGTTCTCCGATGAGGTCATGTCGACGCTGGAAGGCACGTTGTGGTCTGTGATCCGGCACCGCGAAGCCCTCAAGTCCGAAGGCGTCCGCGTCAAGCGTGCCTTGCTGTTGGAAGGCCCGTACGGCACCGGTAAGACTTCCGCCGGGCAGCTGACAGCCTTGGAGGCTGTCAAGGCTGGTTGGACGTTCATTGCCGCTCAGCCGGGCGACAACATCAACGATGTGCTTCACACGGCGAAGCTGTACCAGCCCGCCGTCGTGTTCATCGAAGACGTTGACAACCAGGCGTCGACCGGAGACGACGACGAGGTCTCCAAGCTCTTGGAGTCCTTCGACGGCGTCACCTCCAAGGGCAACGAAGTGGCGCTGTTGATGACGACAAACCACTTCGACCGGATTCACAAGGGCATGCTTCGGCCGGGCCGTATCGATGCTGTTGTTGAGGTCGCCGCCCTGGACCGCAACGGTGTTGAGCGGCTGGTGAAGGCCGTCGTGGCGCCGGAACGTCTGGCCGACAACATCGACTACGACAAGGTCTACGAGGCCATGACCATTGAGGTCGGCGGCGGCGAAACGATCGGGTTCCTTCCGGCATTCGTCCGCGAAGCCTTGGAGAGGGCTAAGACCTTCGCTATCGGCCGGTTGGGTGGCGGCACCTCCTACGTGCTGGATACCCCGGACCTGGTAGGTGCGGCGGTATCGCTGCACAACCAGTTGCGCGCCCAGCATGAAGCCGAAGAGGGCGAGAAGGACCGCACCATCGATGACCAGTTGCGAGACATTCTGGCTGGTTACAACGTTCTCGACTATGACGACGACATTGTGGGTCGTCTCGCACCCCGCAAGTAGCAGGTAGCACAACACGAGGGTCAACGGCCCCTGTCGCTGAACACGTTTCAGCGTCGGGGGCCGTTCCCGTATCCACCGAAAGGTAGATGACAAAGTGAAGATCACGGTCGCCCAAGCCGCTCACCGTCTCGGCGTTTCACACATGACGGTTCGGCGGCACATCGAAGCTGGCCGCATCCCCGCCTACCGGTTCGGAAGGCTGTTCCGCATCGATGAAGCCGAACTAGACCGCTTCATTGAAGCGTCAAAGGTGGTGCGATGACTACCCGGTGCCTCTCCTGCCAGCGGCTTAGCATGCGCCCGTTCGGCGACAGCGACACATGCCGGGCGTGCCGGGAACAGCCATCTACCGCGTGGGCGTACGCGCTCATGATCACTGTCGGCCTGTTCCTAGGGTTCGTGTACTTCTATGCGGCGGCCGGGCATTGAGCACCGATCTAGCCACGCTCCGCGACCAGGTCGAAATCCTGCGGTACTGCAAAGAGCAGCGCGCGAAACTGAAAGTGCTTGAAGAAGAGGCCAAGTCGGCCATACAAGCCGCGATGAACAGCAACGAACTCGGTGTCTTGGACGGAAACAACGTTATTCGTTGGTCGTCTCACAACCGTGTGGCCCTTGATTCAAAGCGTGTGAAACAGGAACACCCTGACGTGTACCTGGCATGCCAATCCGTAACAGTTGTAAGGAGATTCGAAATACTATGACCAGAGACAACGACCAGAACGAGCTAGGGCGGATAAATGCCCAGCTCTACGCCAACACGTTTGACGACGATCATGCCACGACCGCCGCACTGTTGGATGGCGCTGTGGCCGCGTCCGCACACGACCTGACCACCACCGCCGACGAACCGGTGACCGATTCCTATCGGTGGGCCGCACTGGTGAAGTGCCTTAGCGATATGCCCACGGCCTCCCTGACGACGCTACTAGCGGAGGCCGTGTTTCGTCTCGCCCGGCTGAAGGTTCAGCAAGACGGAGGCGAATCGTCATGAGCAATGACAACACCGACGCGATGCTAGGCGCGTTGGGCCGCGAAATCACAGAGTCGCTGTGCGAGGCCGAACACGCGAAAGCGAAAACGGTTCTAGACCAGTGCATTGCCGCCGCAACAGGTGACGTTGCCCGGCAGCGGACCGACCAGCAAGCAAACGCCGTCCCTGCCGGGGTGAAGTGGATGCAACTCGCCTCCTACGTCAAAAAAGCCTTTGATGCTGACACTGTCTCGGCTCTGCTGGCAGAGGCCATCATTCGCTTCGCTGAGCAGAAGGCGGATGCGCGATGAGCTTCTTAACCCCCGGACAGGTCGCGTTGGGCGACCAATGCAAGGCCGAAGCCGACCGCCTGCTCACGGAGTTCATTGACGGCGCCAAGAGGGCACAGGCCGATGGAATACCGTTGATCGAGTCATTCGGACTTTGCGCATCGCAGGTAGCGGGAGCACTGCAACGCTCCGAGACGGCCCAGCTCAATGTCGCATACGTGCTGTCGGCCGCAGTCCACCGCCTAGCCTTCCCTGAGCAGGCGGCCGACCATGTCTAGCGATTTGGGGCTGGACCCCGACCAGATGGCCTCATTCGATCAGGACTATGCGCAAGCCGCCGAACAATCAACCGGTCTACTCGATGCGGTACGCCAAGACTTCGCCGACGGCCGTGAACCCCAACATGTTTGGGGCGTGCTCGTCGCTGACCTCTTCCGCGGCATTAGCAAGGGTGAATATTGCGGCACAGCTGTTCTGTATGCGCTCTGCTATCTGGCTGTTCAGTTAGCGCAAACCGATCCGGAGCAGGTACCGGGTGGCGTCGGAGAGTTGCCGCCGCTATGAGTGCGGAGCTGGCGGATTTCTTCGACTCCAATCCATCCGAAGAGCTGCACGAAGAAATCCGGAACATGATCCGGGCTGGTGCAGCCGCGCACCCCCGGCATCTGCAAACCCGGCTCGGACCCTCCGAAATCGGGCACCCATGCGACAGGCGCATGGCCTACGGCATCTTGGAAGTCCCCAAGGTACGTAAGAGCGTCGACATGCTGCCGTCCATCATGGGCGTAGGCGGCCACAACGAAATGCAGGTGTACGCCGAACGCGCCAACGAGCAGCTAGGCCGCAACAGGTGGTGGACGGAAACCCGAGTCGAAATCACGCCGTGGCTGTCCGGCTCATGCGACCTGTACGACGCCGACACCGCGACCGTTGTTGACTACAAGTTCCCCGGCGCATCGAAGATGACCGAATATCGGCGCAGCGGCCCATCCGACCAGTACCGCACACAGGTACACGCCTACGGCACCGGGTTCGTCAACCTCGGTATGCCCGTCGAAACCGTTGCAATCATGTTCATTCCGCGCGCCGGGTTCCTTACCGGGTCGCATTTCTGGTCAGAGCCTTATGACCCTGACATCACCAAAGCGGCCATAGAACACCACGACCGGGTAGTTGGCCTGATCGCCGACCTTGAAGTCGAGGCCAACCCTGACCGGTTCACGTGGATAGAACGGAGCGGACCTAATTGCATGTACTGCAATTGGTTTCGCCCCAAACCAGCAACGCCGTACGAGTGCGGCGGATACGAAGAAACACCAACTACCGAAGGGAACCCACAATGAAACTCACACCCGTACCGAAGATCATCGGATGCCTACTCGTCATCGTGGCGGCGGCAATTGTCGCCGGAATCGTCGGCTTTCCATGGGGCATCCTCACATGGCTGGTGTCCGGCTATGCCGGGTACCAAATCGGAAACGCCACCATCGAAATCGCGGAAGCGAAGCGGCGTAAGCGGTTTGAAGCTCTTGAAGCCGACCTTGACCGTATTTGGCGGGATCGATAGCTATGCGGCTGCTCGCCATAGCTTCCGGTCTTGTCTTGTCTCGGTTCTGGTCATCGTGTTGAGCATCGTGAATCGCGACCCGTTCAACACCTATGAGGGCTACATCAGCGCGGCGATTTGGGCGTTCCTGTTCGCCGCCGAATACGACCCGCGGCGCTAAGCATTTACCGGTACATGTGTTGCCGGACAACTGAATATCGCACAACTGAATATCGAAAAGCAATGCAAAGCACATTTGAAAGGTACGAAACTAATGGATGAAATCGGTTCGTTCTTCTCCGGCGGCGGCAAAACTGCCAAGTTCCCCACAATCGGAACCGAGGTTCGCGGCACGATCACCGCGATTCACCCGCCCGAAGATCAAACTAACCTGAAAGGTGAAGTGGTCAAGGACAAAAACGGGAACCCGAAGAAGCAGGTACGCATCAACCTTGCGACTGATCTTCGCGACCCGGACAGCCCCGATGATGACGGCAACCGCACCTTGTATGTCAAGGGATGGATGACCGGCGCTATCGGTCTGGCTGTCCGTCATTCCGGCGCTAAGGCCCCGGAGGTTGGCGGGTTCCTGTCGGTGACCTTCTCCGAAGAAGAGCCCAGCACTACGCCGGGTTTCGATCCGACGAAGAAGTACACGGCAACGTATCGGCCCCCGGCCAGCCCTGGCGCCGCCAGCATCATGGATACCCCGAGTGGGTTGACCCGCCCGGCGGGGTTTGATGCGGCGACGTGGGCGGCTATGGACGATTCTGCCCGCCGCGGTGTTGTAGCCGCGATGAGTGGCCGTGAGGACGATAAGCCGCCGTTCTAGGCGGCCCGTCCTGTGCTGGTCGCGCCAGCGGTAAGGACATGGGTTAGCGCGCTAACGCAGGCATTGGGCGCGAAGTTTCGGCCTGCCCCACGTCACCAGCCAACACCAAACACAAACCTATTTAAGGGGATTCAATCATGCGCAACAAGATCATCACATCGGCCGAAGAGCTGAACAACTTGCCGTCTCTATCGATCGTTGCCTTTACCGACAACGTCGACAAGTTCGAAAACAGCCCGGAGATGAAGCCGGACACCATCGCAGCGCAGAAACTTGACCAGCATTGGTTCTTCACGGCGCATGCCGACCCTTCGCGGAGTGTGGATATCGATTTCACGGCGTGCACGGGTGTTGTGTTGTGGCCGTTACCGATTGAGGACGCCGAGTCATGAAGGGCTTAGCTGTCATGTGGGCCGTGGCGGCGGTGCCTGATGCCGCGGCGTCAGTCGCGAACTTCGCCGATGGCAACACCGCTGCTGCGGTGTTGTGGGCAATCGTCGCACCAATCGCTCTACTGAACGCCTATCTGTTCGGTACACAATGACATGCCCGAGTCACTCCGTGCGGCCTTCCGCACCCAACATCTAGACGCGATCTATCACCGCGGCTACGTGTGGTGCGCCGACCTCACCCGGTGCCTGTACCGATACGAGCATGGCCGGTGGGAAATCTACATAGGCGGCGTGTGGGAAGGGTGCGAATATCCGGACGGCAGGCCCTGTTTCTGGACTCTCCGCGCACAGTACGGCGAAACGTTCATCCGGGTAGCCGAACGTCTATGAGCGTGCCGGTTGTTAAGCGGCTACAGGTCACCTTTAACGACGGCCTACCCATCGGGAAACACGCCACCTTCCGGCTAGACGGCGAACTGTGGATCGCCTACCCCCAAACCAAGAACCGGAACCTACACGCTGCCGTCGACCGCCTCATAGCCGTGTGCCGACGCACCCAACGCCACCTATCCCAATGGATCGCACAACACCCCGACGACGCCGACCGGCTCGCATTCGGGCTCAAAACACTAGCCACCGTGGACGAAATCACCACCCAAACCACACAAGACAAGACACCCAGAGAACTAGAGAAAGTCGAAACACCATGAACAACAACGAAAGACAAACCTTAACAGTCGAATTCGAGCAACTGACACTGATCTGGCTGGACGGGTTCATATCTGGCGGTGCCACCATCGTCACCAATTGCACCAATGCCAGCCCCGAAGAAGCAGATTCGATACCCCGGCGGCTGGGCAACTCCATGGCTGCCGACCCGGCCGCGATGGAAACCATTCGGGACTCAATTCGCGAACGGCTTAACGGCATCGAAGACAAAGAAACAAGCCTCTTAGTCAATCTGCTCTCGGACCGGCCCAGCGATGAAAAACCCATTTAGGGGTCACACCAAGGAAATACAGCCAATGACATTAGTCAAGCACTCCAAACGTACCACTCGGAGCGGGTGCAAGAAATGCAAGAACAAAGACCTGTACTTTGCGCACGACACCGAAGACGTAGCCGGGGATTCCGGGTACTGCCCTGACTGCAAAGTCAATGGCCGCCTGGTGCTGATCAATCGTGACGGCACCCGGCATGAGTGTGAATCCAAGACTAAGCCAGCCGCACCCAAGCCGTTTAGTGATCCGTTCGACCCTAGGGTTTGGTTCACACCTGATGGTCGCTTCACATCAGGCGGCGGCCTGTACCAGCCGAAAATCACCTACCCTGCGACAGCCACGCCGCCCCGCGGGGGAGTCCTGCAACAGGGTGATTTCGTGGGTGATTTCGCCTGTGGCGATTTCGCCGCGGATGAACCTTTCGAGGTCAAGCGTGACCCAAACACAGGTGAAATCACCGTCACGAAAGCCATCGAACCGTCCCAGCCCAAAGCTATAGAACCTAGGAAAGACGAGACCGTGCCCAACGAAGCTGACGCCCTGAACGCACTACGCAAGCTGCTATCCCCCGATATCGACAGAGCGGCAGTTGAAAAGATCGCTCGCGAAGTCGTCGCCGACGTGGTCTATCCGACCCGGACAGTTGTTATCAAGGACGCCGACAAGAAAGAAATCAGCGGAAACACCCACCGGCAGCTAGGCGACCTGATAGCCGCCGTTTCCAGTGGTGAGCACGTGATGATGGTCGGCCCCGCCGGAACCGGGAAATCGCACATGGCTCAACAAGCCGCCGAAGCCGTCGGCCTTGCCTCGTATTCGATCAGCCTGTCACCCCAAACCCCCGCCAGCGCGCTACTCGGCTACATGCAAGCCGCCGGGGAATACGTGTCGACGCTGTTCAGGAAAGCCTACGAGTCCGGCGGCCTGTTCCACTTTGACGAAGTCGACAACGCCCACCCGTCGGTACTGGCCGTCGTTAACTCGGCGCTCGCTAATGGGCACATGGCGTTCCCCGACAAGATGGTTGCCCGACACGATGACTTCCTGGTTGTTGCTTCCGCCAACACCTACGGTCGGGGCGCCACACGCGCCTATGTCGGCCGCCAGCAGCTTGACGCCGCCACGCTGGACCGGTTCACCATGATCACGATCGACATTGACGAAGCCTTAGAGAATGCTCTAGCGCACGGTACCGGCGCCAGCAAGTCGACAGTCGGCAAGGTGTTGAAGTATGTGCGGGCGCTCCGGAAGAACGCCGAAACCAACGGCCTGAACGTCGTGCTTTCGCCGCGGGCTTCGGTAGGCATGTGCCGCCTGTTGCATGCCGGGATGAACTGGGACCAAGCCGTTGACGCCCGACTCCGGCGCGGTATCGACCAGGCCGCGTGGGACAAGCTGTCGAAAGGCGTCACAGCATGAGCCCCCTTGAATGGCTAGTAGATGGGGCGGCCGAATTGGTCGTAGCGTGGCGCGAGAACCGCACCTTAGCGCAAATTAGTCGCCGCGCGTGGGCGCTCGTGGCCGTTGCGGTAGGTGTATGTGTGATTGCGCTGTCAACGTTGATAGCAGGGTGTAGCAGCGGCGGCGGAGGTGTCAGTGATTCGCAGATGCATATGGACTACAACGACTTCTACGTGACTGTCCGTGACGGCCGAACCGTCTATTGCATACAGGTGAACCCCGGCATCTCGTGCGATTGGGCCAATGCTAAGGCGACGACATGAAAACAGCCGATCAGGTAGCCCCCGATCACCACCTCATGCGATTCAACACCTTCGCCGAATACATCGCCCACAACGAGGAACACGACTACCGAACCCCCTACATGGACGAAGGCCGCGGCTTCTACGGCGTCGACAGCATGCAAGAAGCCTTCGACCTAGCACGCACCGGGCTCCCCCGCGAAGGAATCAAAGCGCTAGGCACCGCCGCCACCAAAGTTGAAGAAACAGAGCGGGAATTGATGATTCCCCGGTTCCACCCGTTCAACACAGTTGACGGCGCCGACGTAGACGTAGCCCGTTACCTCTCCGGCGAGCCAGAGAACATGATCGGCTACTACCTAGACGACGCGCCAGGAATCCGCAGAGTAGCAACACTAGTCGTGTCAATTGCCTACTCAGCCGCAATCAGCACCAAGACAATCACTCAGCGAGGACACGCCATCATGGCCCTACTGGAAGCCATCGAACGCACCGGCATTCAAACCGAAATATGGGCCGACAAAACAACATCAGACAGTTATGACCGTCACGGCGGCAACCCGGTACCTTACGGGGCGTCCACGATTCGTCAATCGATCAGAATCAAGGCACCAGGCGAATTGTTCGACCCATCGACATTCATGTACGTGTTCACGCACGCCAGTATGCTTCGGGCGCTCGGCTTCAACACCATGCACTCTTTCCCTAAGCATCTACACGACCAGTTCGGTATACCGGGCGGCGGGATGGGCTACCCCGTGACGAAAGAGTATCGGCTAGAAGACTATCCAGAAGGCGCGATATTCATCCCCAGCATCCGGACCGACGAAGAACCAACCAAGATCTACCAGAACACACTAAGAAAGTTGGGGTTGTTGACCCCGGAAGGGTTACCCGCATGAGCGCCATTGTACGAGCGCGATTCGATAATGGCCTGGTCACCGTGGCTCGCGATGTCAATGTGCCGCAGGCTGTTTCAGCGTCAATTGATGACCAGGGGCGGCTAGTGCTGTACCGGTCATCGTGGCAGGGTGAAGCGATAGCCATCTTCAACAAATGGGATTACTACATCATCACGCCGGAGCGTGGACCGGACGGCAAGTTCATCAAAAGGAGCTAAGCATGAAAATCACAAGGAAGTGGATTACATACCGCAAGACAACATTTGACATCTTCCGACAGTCAATCGATTACCAGGCTGACATGGATACGAAGAGAGGGCGCATTCAAACCGTGCACTCACTCCGCATTCTCGGCGTCCTAATCGCCTGGTGAAACGCGCTATTCCGCAACGACTAAGGACAAGATTGGAGGATCGTAATGTCTGACATTATCGATGCCATCGACGCCCTCGTAGACGAACAACTAGAACAAGAACGATCCGGCTACGACCACAACATAAACCAAGTTAACTGCCCACATTGCGGGCGCGACTGGCACGGCCTACCCATCACCCAAGCCATAGAGCGCATGCGCGCACTCGGACAATACGACGAAAAATACGATGCTACACAAGATGATTCGCCGATCTTGTGTCCCGGCTCAGAGTTCATCGGACCCATCCCGCTTAGCGGCGTCTACTGCTCATGCCCATTCTGTTACATGGAATCCATGGGTGTACCGCCCCGCATTCTTGAAGAAATCCTAAATAACGCAGCGCAATCCGGTTCAATGACCGGCGCCGCCGCAATCAGCCTAGGTGCCGACGGCACCGTATCTTGGCGCACCGTCGGCACACTCCAAGACGGAACCGAAATCGTCACCCAAGCACCCCAAACAGTTGAAACAGTTGACCCCGAAAACGCCATCACCCCGGCGGATTTCGGGGAGCAACCTTGCAACTAGGATACGCAGACACCGCAGACCTCTACTGGCAACAAGGCTGGAAATCAGTACTCCCCCTACCCCCCGGCCAAAAAGAAAGACCACCCGTCGGCTACACCGGCCGCGACGCCACAACACCCTCATACGCCGACATCACCACATGGGCAGAAACACGGCCCGACGCCAACCTAGCCATACGACTACCCGACGGCGTCATAGGAATCGACGTAGACCAATACAGCACCAAACGCGGCGGCGAAACCCTCACCAAAGCCGAAAAGCTATGGGGCGCACTCCCCGACGCACCCCGATCAACATCACGGCGAAACGACACCATCTCCGGCATACGCCTCTTCAAAGTACCCCCCGGCACCCGCCTAGCCGACCGCGTCGCCCTAGACGGCACCAGCGATATCGAAATCATCCAATCCCACCACCGCTACCTAGTGTGCTGGCCATCCACACACCCCGACAGCGGCGCCACCTACACGTGGGTCAACACCGAAGGCTACCCAACCGAAGTACCAGCACTAGACGACATACCCGCCCTACCCGACGCCTGGCTGGCAGCGCTCATAGACAACCAACCCCCAGCCGTCGACAACGGCGAACGCTACAAACTCGCCGACGCCATCCAGCCCGGCGACATGAGCCCACAAGTAGCACAACGCTTAGCGACCGCGCTAAACGACCTCACCAGCCGGACCGCCGGATCACGGCACGATGTCACCCGCGGCCACGTACTCGCAATCATGCGACTCGGAAAAGAAGGGCACACCGGCACCAGCACAGCCCTACGCCAGCTAGGCACAGCATTCGTCAACGCCACCACCTCCGACGGCTCCCGCACGGTCGACATGGCCGAAGACGAATACCGGCGCATGATCACCGGAGACGGCGCAGCACGCGAACTAGCCCAACCCTCACAACGGCAACTAGACACCGAATGGGTAGACCTAATACCACTAGCAGCAAAAGCCGGCGAGCTGCTCAAAAATCAGCCCGAAAACGAGCCCGACCAGCAGAAACAACACCCATCATCTCGCAGGGCAGCTAACACATCCGCGGTTTTTGATCCGCAGCCCTACGAACAAGGATTCTGGGATACACGCGAATCACTGAAAAACATTTACACGACCGCACTCGCCAAAATGTGTTCGCCGTGGGCGGTGTTAGCGCAATGCGCCGCAAGAGCTTTGACGACCGTGCCACCGAACGTGGTGCTACCGGGCATCATTGGCGGCAAGCAAGGCTCGCTGAACTGGTTTGCGGCCATCGCCGGACCCTCCGGCATAGGTAAAGGCGCCGCCGAAGGCTGCGCGCGACTCCTAGTCCCGGCCGCCATCACCGAACGCAACCCCGGCTCCGGTGAAGGCTTAATCGCTGCCTACAAGCCCACGCGAGGCGGCGACCCGGACCCCGACGACACAGCCGTCAACGCGATCCTGTTCAACGTCGCCGAAGTCGACACACTAACCGCCCTCGGCGGCCGAACCGGTGCAACGATCATGCCCATACTCCGATCGGGGTTCAGCGGCGAAACATTGGGATTCGCATACGCCGACCGCACCAAACGAACCCACATCGAAGGCCACACCTACCGAATGACCCTCGTGCTGTCGGTGCAGCCCGAGCGTGCGGGCGGTCTTCTCGCCGACGCTGGGGGTGGAACACCGCAGCGGTTTATGTGGTTCCCGGCCGCCGATCCACGCATCACCGACGAAGAGATATGGCCGTCCGGCCCGCTACAGCTGCCCAGCCGCGAAGTGTGGCGCTACGGCCGGGAAATCGTCATACCCGAAGACGCCCGCACCGTGATCCGGCAAGAGAGAGTCAAAGCGATGCGCGGCGAGCAAGGCGCCCTCAACGGGCACGCACTGTTCTGCCGGGAAAAGTTCGCCTTCGCGCTGGCAGTGCTCGACGGCCGCTACGAAGTCACCCAAGAAGACTGGGAGCTGTCCGGCATCGCCGCGACACTCTCAGATGCCGTCAGAGATTGGGTGGCCGGGCGCGTCGACGCCGCTAAGGATCGGGACGCAGAAGACCGGGGCCGGGCCGCGGGAATCACACGCGAAGTCTCGGAAGCTGAGCATGCGGCGCGGCGGCAACAACGCCTTGAACGCATCGCCGAGTGGGCGGCCGGGAAGCTACGCGACGGCGGCCCGATGACAGCCGGACAGCTCCGAAAGATGGCGGCCAGCCGCGACCGAACACATATCGAAGTGGCGTTAGCGGCGTTCCCGACGGTGTTCCAATTCGACCCCGGAACGCGGCTATGGACAGCCAATTCATCCCCCACAGCAACGTTATCAACTCGTTATATATAGGTGGACAGGTGGACATATGTCCACCCCAACACCGCACCGCGTGAGTTAGTGATACCTAAATTGTTACAAACTATGAAAATTCTAAGATACACGCTGAACTGCGGAATTACTTAAACTAATTACTATTGCTAACGATTATCTTTCATGTACGCGCGAGAGACGATGCAGTGTTGGGGTGGACATGTCCACCTGTCCACCTTTCACCGCGCCTCTACGCAGGAAACCACCCACGTAGCAATGAGGCGGAACCCCTATGCCATCAACCATCGTCGGCCCGGAATGCAAAGACTGCCGAACAGCGGGCATAACCACCAGACGCCCGGCGCCCTACCCCGGACCAAGATGCGCCAGCCACCACCGAGAAAAACGCCGCGCCGTCAAAGACCACAACCACGGCCGAATGATCGAAGCCACCTACGGCATCACCCCGGCGGAATACCAAGCGCTCTACACCGCCCAAGGCGGCGTCTGCGCGATCTGCCAACGCGCCACCGGCAAGACCCGGCGCCTAGCCGTCGACCACAACCACCAAACCGGCGAAGTCCGCGGCCTCCTATGCAAAACCTGCAACTGGATAGTCATCGGCCGCTACTCGATAACGATGCTCAGCCGAGCCATCGACTACCTGATCAACCCACCAGCCCGAACCATCCTCCAAAAGCCAGCACCCACCGAAACGGTTTGGGTCGAATGGAATGACGGCTTCGGTGCCAACAGTGAAAGGCCCATCAAGTGACAACAGCGGTAAAAACCTGCGCACACCCCGACTGCACACGCGCCGAAGGAAGACCAGCACCAACTAGCCAAGGCGTATGCGAGCCCTGCCAACGCCGCATAGCCCGCCGCCTCAACCAACTAGCGGCCGACTGGGTCATGCTTCACGCCCTACTCCCAGCGCCCCTCAAAGGCGATAAGACCCGCGGCGCGAAAATCCGCGACTACGGCCACCCCGCCGAATGGGCATCCGACATGGCCGCCGACATCGCCGAATGCCTCAACGCCGCCCACGACGCCCTCGCAGACACTCGAAACGAAACACCCCCACCACCACCCACCGCCAGCGAAACAACGCGCGTCAGAGCGGCATACAACTACCTGTCAGTCCGAATAGCCGCCCTATCGCACACCGATTACGTAGGCGACACCATTACCGAATGGAACGGGCTTCACACCAAAGTTCGTCAACACCTAGGCCAAACCCGGCCACGCATCGCCATGGCCGCACCATGCCCCCAATGCTCAATGCGAACACTCATCCGCTACATCGATGTCCGGCAAGACTGGGTTGAATGCGGCACATGCAAGCTCATCATCACCGAAGACCTATACCGCTTCTACGCCCAAGTACTCCTAGACGAAATACTCACCGACACACCACCCGAAAGCACATAGTTGAAACTTCAACCTGTTACGTGTAACGTCGCGGCCACTGACATACGTATGTCCAAAACCCCTCACACAAACCCGGTGGGGGGTTTCGTCGTATCCGGAGACGTACATGACGGCTGTCCTAGCCCCCGAAGGTATTGACTCACTCATCACCACCGAAGAAGCCGCCCAACTATGCGGCGTCCAAGTGGTCACAATCCGCCAATGGATCGCACGCCGAAAACTCACCGTCTCAGGCGTAGACGACCGCGGCCGAAACCTCTACCGGCTCATTGACGTAGCCCGCGCCGAACACTCAACACGCAAGAATGCGCGCCGACAATGAGCCTTGGCATCATCCGGCAACTCGAAGACCAGGCGCAACTACTCGCCGAAGCACGAAGCACCGGAGACGATGACGCCGCCGAAGAAGCACAAGCCGAAATAGACCGGCTCACCGAACTTCTCATCAACGATGACGACTAGACACCGAAAGGCCGAACCCATGGCCCAAACATTCGAAGTCAAAGTCACCCCCGGCCAACGCATCGCCATCACCGACCTAATCGACCAAGCACGACTCGCAGGGATAGACGCCGGACTCATCACAGACCCCGACATCACCCCCGAAATCGTCTACTACGACGGCAAAGGCGTCTACACCTTCGCAGTGCCGAACCTTGAACCGGCCAACGAAGCCCCAGACCCAAAGGCCGAAAGCACCAAGTAAATGGCCGACCGCGTGTACTTCACCCTCAAAGGCATCTACCGCGCGGTAATAGTCGATTACACCGACACCGGAACCGAGCCGGACCTACAAGGCATATCTGGACTCGTCACGATCACCCCCAGCGTCACGGAAATCCCCGCGCCGACGCTCACACCAAACCCCGAAACAATCGTGTTGGCGCCCATGCTGGTACGCCTAGATGAAGACGGGATACTCAAGACCATTCAGGGCGACCCCGGAGTCAGACTGACTGCGAATAGCGAAGTCTTAGGGCCGCTACCAGAGCTGTTGTACACCTTGACTTTCGACAAAGTGCGATACAACAAGCGTTCACAAACACTGACTGCGTTTGCGTTCCGAGCCCCATCAACAGACACAGTCGTAGACCTGTCCGTAGTCGAACACCTCCCCCCGGTGGTCAAACGTGCCTGGTAAAAGCGAACGAATCGCAACCCTCGAACTTCAAGTGCAAGTCCTGACGAAGGTCATCAAAGCACTCGGGGAAGCAACAGGATTCGATGAACTAGTCATGGACCACAACGGGCAAGTTGTGGGTATCCGAGCGAGGGCGGGAAAGCATGCTCAATAGGCTTGAAGACAAGCTAGCCAAGGCTGTCGAAACGGGTATCTGCACAGCTGTATACCGGATTCTAGACGAGCGAATCCCCAAGAATCTCCTAGACCTACTGCCCACCAAGGGATCTGAGAAGCCCGAAAACGAAAAGCCTGTGTTCGACTTATTCGGCCTGTTCGACATATTCAAGTCATTCGACAAGTGAGTGTAGGCCGCAACACAGCAGTAAGAGACAGGCACAGAAGAACAATCGCGCGAGGCAAGCCACCTTGCCACATATGTGGAACTGAAATCGACTACGACGCTGATCATCTCGATCCAATGAGCTTCACAGTTGATCACATTGTGCCTGTCTCAAAAGGCGGTGCTGACACGCTTGAAAACAAGGCCGCAGCACATCGCCGCTGCAATCGCATCAAATCAGACCGCACAGACGACATGCCAAGGCGCACATACGTCACCACACGCAAATGGGCATCACGAAGCGCTGACCAGCGCAAACGCCCGACACGCGCACACGTTAACTAACACGCCTGACCAGCACGAACGCCGAAGCGCTGACCAGCGACGACGGCTCCGAGCAACCAGGGGGAGCAACCCCTAGGCCCTGCGCGGAAGCCCCCGGCCGCTTAGGCGGGTTTCTATTCACCACGTTTTCCCCTAAGGAGCATTCACGAGTGGCTAAGGCTGTATCGGTTGCCGCTACCGGCGGAACGCCCCGTGACCTGTTGGTTGCCATGCGGGATCGGATTGCCCAGGCCGTTGATGACCCTGAAACGTCGGCCCGTGATCTTGCCGCGTTGACCCGGCGGCTTATGGAAATCGCGAAGGAAATCGAAGTGATTGACCACGCCGCGAATGGTGGCGACCCGGTTTCTGTTGCCGCGCAGGAGCCAGACGCGCCGCTGTGAGTATTGAGGCGCTTCGTTCTAAAGCGCGACATGTCGTAGTTCCCGACGGCATTGTGTCGACCGAGTGGCCTTCCATCTGTGGCATTTGCTCTGAGCTTGGCATCACGTTCGATGACTGGCAGGACGGCTTAGGCCGTCTCATCTTGGCGAAGCGTGCAGACGGTCTGTACGCCTCTGATACGACCGCGATTTCGATCCCCCGCCAGTCGGGCAAGACTTTCCTGATTGGTGCGATTGTGTTTGCGCTGTGCATCAAGAATCCCGGTCTACGGGTTATCTGGACGGCGCACCTGTTCAAGACGGCGCGTGAAACGTTCGAATCGCTACAGGCTGTCGCCGATATGCCGAATGTCCGGCCGCACATCGCGAACATTTACCGCGGTGCCGGAGACGAGAAAATCGTCTTCGCGAACGGGTCCAAGATCATGTTCGGTGCCCGTGAACGCGGTTTTGGTCGCGGCTTCCCCAATATTGGCGTGCTCGTCTTCGATGAGGCACAGATTCTCACGTCGAAAGCGTTGGACGACATGGTTCCTTCGACCAACGTCCACAAGAACCCGCTGATATTGACGATGGGCACGCCGCCCAAGCCGGAAGACCCGTCAGAGTTTTTCGCAGCGATGCGGGGCGACGCGTTGAATCCGGAGCCGGAGACACTTCGCGAGTCACTTTACGTTGAGTTTTCCGCTGACCGTGGGTGTGATCCCGGCGATAAAGCTCAGTGGGTTAAAGCGATTCCCGCCTATCCGAAACGAGTAGGCGAACGCGCGGTACGACGCATGCGGAAGCTGCTAGGCGAATTGTCTTTCTTGCGTGAAGGCTTGGGCATCTGGGATGACCTTGCTATTGCGCGGCCTCCAATTTCTGTGGCGTTGTGGCGTGAGCTGGCAGGTATCGGACCGGATGATGATGTTGCGCCTGACGCGTTGGCGGTCGACCAGTCCCACTATGGGGATATCTCGGTGTCGGCGGCTTGGGTTGACGGTGAAGATGTTCACGTTGAAGAGGTCTGGGCCGGTATTGATACCGCCGCCGCGGTGCGATGGATCGCAGAGCGCGCCGGTCGTCGTATGCCGGTCATTATCGACTCGGCTTCTCCGGCCGCGGGCTTAATTCCAGAGCTGTTGGCGTTCCGTGTGAATGTCCGACAGACCAGCGCGCAGGACATGGCGAAGGCGTGCGGGCTTATCGCCAATAAGGCGGCAAATTTCGAGCTGACACACGCCAACCAAGACGCACTCAACACAGCTGTTGAGGGGTCTTTGCAGCGTCCCATTCGTGACGCTGGCGGTTGGGGCTGGGACCGGCGTGACCCGACAGTTCCAATTTATCCGTTGGTGTCGGCGACCCTCGCCGTCTACGGGGCTACCTCTTACGCACGCCGGAAGCGCCAGGCAGCCCGTAGCGCAATGGTTTTGACCTAGAACAGAAAGGCCCGGTGGTTACGTGGCATACCAAGTAACCATCAAGGGACTCTCAGACGACAACAACGATCTGATCAACGCGCTACTTCGGCAGATTGACGATAAGGCGCGGCGGAATCTGTTGCGGGCGAGCTTCTATGACGGTAAGCATGCTATCCGCCGTGTTGGGTCTGTCATTCCACGCCAGTATTACCGGCTTGGCATTGTGTTGGGTTGGTCAGCGAAGGCGGTCGATATCCTGGCGCGGCGCTGCAATCTAGACGGCTTCGTGTGGCCCGACGGCGACCTTGAATCGTTGGGTTACCAAGAGGTTTGGGACGCCAATTTTTTCGGCTCGGAGTCGTCTTCGGCGATTATCTCGTCTCTCATTCATGGCCCGTCATTTTTGGTTACCACTCAGGGCGCAGCCAGTGAACCGGCGGCATTGATTCACGTCAAAGATGCGATGAGCGCTACCGGCGATTGGAACCCACGCCGCCGCGGATTAGACAACCTGTTGTCTATCACCAGCCGCGACAATGACGGAAACCCAAACGGGTTGGTTCTGTATCTGGACGGCGAGACGATTGTCGCATCGCGTGGACTAGGCAAGTGGGCTGTTGATGACATCACCACGCATTCGTGGGGTGTGCCCGCGGAGGTGTTGCCCTACAAGCCGCGGGTCGGCCGCCCGTTCGGCTCGTCGCGAATCTCACGCACTGTCATGTCTATTCATGAGCAAGCACTACGCACAGTGATTCGAATGGAAGGCAACGCAGACATCTATAGCCTTCCGCAACTGGTGCTACTTGGCGCCGACGAACGGATTTTTAAGAACCCTGACGGGTCTATCAAACCGGCGTGGCAGGTGGCGTTAGGCCGAGTGTTCGGTATCCCCGATGACGACGAAACAGATGTCCAGCTGGCTCGCGCGGACGTGAAGCAATTCCAGGCAGCATCTCCGGCCCCACATATCGACATGCTGAAACAGCAAGCCCAGCTGTTCTCCGGCGAAACGTCTATACCTCTTTCTTCGCTCGGTGTTTCGGATATGAGCAACCCGACATCGGCTGATAGCTACATCGCTTCACGTGAAGACTTGATCGCAGAGGCCGAGGGTGCGACTGACGATTGGGCACCTGCATTCAGGCGAACAATGGCCCGCGCTTTGGCAATCGCCAATGACGACGATGGTGTGCCGGACGGGTACGCGAGTATCGATACGCGCTGGCGGTCTCCCATGTACCAGTCGCGGGCGGCGGAAGCTGATGCTGGATCGAAACAGGTAGCTTCTGTTCCTTGGCTCGCGGACACCGAGGTCGGGCTAGAGCTTATTGGTTTGGATGACCAGCAGATCAAGCGTGCGATGGCTGAAAAACGCCGGGCCGGTTTGCAGTCTGTTTTGTCGAAATTGACCGCTCAGGCTCCGGGCGCCCCGGCCGGTGAAGTGAACGGCGCGGATGCCGGTTTCGGCGGCTGAACGCCAGTTCATCCTGTCGCAGATAACGTCACTCGCCGCCAATGATCTTGCCCTCTTGTGGCAGCGCGCCGAGGAGCTTTCAGACCTAGATTTCGCACAGTTTGTCACGCAGGCATTTCCTGAACTAGTCGACCCGTACGCTGCGCTAGCTTCGGAAGCCGCGGCCCTCTGGTACGACGAAACCCCTTCGACAACCGCCGGTTTCGTGGCGGGCACCGCGCCTCTTCCACCAGTAGAGCGGCTTACTAAGTCGGCTGAGTGGGCGCTAGCAGGGTTAGGCGCCGAAGGTTTGGACCGGCTTCAAGGCACGTTGCAGCGAGCCATTTTTGATGCAGCGCGCGAAACAACGATTCTGAACACCAACAACGAAACCGGGTCTCGGTGGGCGCGGCACGCTTCGGCGAACGCATGCGCTTTCTGCGCAATGCTCGCGACCAGAGGCGCCGTCTTCGTATCCGAGAAGTCCGCAGTTCGGGTAGTTGGAGCAGGCAAGGACATGACCGCGTCTGATCGACGCATCAGAGGCGAGCGAACAGGCATTGTCCGAAATAGTAAGCACCAATTCGTCTCTGGTGGCGTTAAGCCTAGAGGCGGGCAATCGTTGGGCGATAAGTACCACGACCATTGTCATTGTGTGGCAATAGAAGTCCGCCCAGGGGGCTACTACCAGCCACCGGACTACGTCTCCAAATGGGAAGACGCCTATATCGAAGCGTCACGCGCTGCCCGCACTGGCGAGTACGGCGCTATTGACGTCAAGGCCGTGTTGGCGCACATGCGCGAATCACTCGGCACTCACTAAGCCCCGCTCTCCGCAACGGAGGGCACCGACCGCCCGAAACGGGGGGTAATCATGTCCGATCCGAATACCGCCGACGGTGCCGCAACGGGAGCCGACGGAGCCAACAACGAACAGCAGCAATCGGCCGACCCGAAACCCACTGAAACTGTGGAGTTTTGGAAAGCCAAGGCGCGTGAATGGGAAACCAAGTCGAAGGCCAACAAGACGGCCGCCGACGAGTTAGCGCAGATCAGGGAAGCCCAGAAAACCGACGAACAGAAACGTGCGGAACGTGAGGCATCTCTACAGGCCGAGGTTGATTCGGTACCGAAGAAAGTAGCCGAAGGGCTGCGCACGCACCTAATTGCGTTGCACAACATCGACTCTGACGATGCCGAACTGTTCCTTACTGGCGACACCCCGGAACTGTTGATGAAACAGGTAACCCGGCTAACTGAGCAATCGGGCAAGAGAAAAGGCAATTTCGTTCCCCGAGAGGGGAATTCATCGAAGCCGCCCGAATCCGAAGAGACCACCTTTGTGCGCGAACTCTTTGGCGGCGGCGACTAACTAAGGAGTAGCCATCATGGCTGTTTTCGATACCAGCGGTATTAAGAATCTCCCCCGGAACATCGCCGACGGCATGGTTAAAGACGTGGTCCTAGGGTCCACCGTCGCTGCCCTGTCCGGCCGTAAGGCAATGCGTTTCGGTAATGAGGACATCATCACCTTCAACGATGTTCCGAAGGCTGAGTTCGTCGCAGAGGGCGCCGACAAGGGAAGCACCACGGGTTCTTTCGGGTTCGTGACCGCGACCCCGAAGAAGGCTCAGGTAACGATGCGGTTCAACCAGGAGGTCCAGTGGGCCGACGAGGACTATCAGCTTGGTGTCTTGTCGACGCTGGCCGAGGCCGGTTCTCAGGCGCTCGCGCGGGCACTCGACTTGGGCCTGTATTACCGCATCAACCCCATCTCGGGTACCGCGATTTCGTCTTGGTCGAACTACCTGAATACCACCACCAAGCGTGTTGAGGTCACCCCTACCAGTGATCCGGAGATGGACCTAGAGAACGCGGTCGGATTGCTCATCGCCGACAAGCGCAGCGTGAACGGAATCGCGTTCGACCCGTCCTACGCGTGGAAGCTCGCCACCCTCCGCTACCCCGACGGCCGCAAGAAGTTCCCCGACCTCGGCTGGGGTGTCAACATCACTGGATTCAACGGCGTCAAGTCGTCCACCTCGGACACTGTCTCCGGCCGCCCCGAAGCCGCCGACACCAAGGTCAAGGCCATTGTTGGTGACTTCGCTTCCGGCATCCGCTGGGGCGTGCAGCGTGACATCCCGTTGGAGGTCATCAAGTTCGGTGACCCCGACGGACAGGGCGACCTTAAGCGCAAGAACCAAATCGCCCTGCGACTGGAAATTGTCTACGGCTGGTACGTCTTCGCGAACCGCTTTGCCGTGGTCGAAGACGCCACCGCCTAACTGACCAGTGGGCCGGTGGCATCGTCACAAGCGGTGTCACCGGCCCAACCACAACACCTATGGATTGGGCCGAATCGATGACTGATGAACAGGAAATTCCCGTAGCGCTTGTCCGTATCCGGAACGTCATTAACGGCGGCTTCGCCAACGTTGACGAAGACCTAGCCGACGCTCTGTATCCCGACTGGGAACGCACAGAGGGCGGCGAGCCCACCCCACGCCGCCGCGGACGGCCACGGAAGAACACAAGCGACAACGTGAGCGGGGACGCTGATGTCAGCACCGGAATCACCACTGATAGCACTAACTGACCTACAGCCTTTCGCGCCAGATATCGACCCCGTCAAAGCTCAGGCCATGATCGATGACGCGTTGGCGATGGCTGAACTGGTAGCCCCGTGCATCGTTGAGGACGACTTTCCCGAGGGAAAAACGAAGGTTCTCAAGGCAATACTTCGGGGCGCAATCCTGCGATGGAATGAACAGGGGCAAGGAGCCCTGGCACAACAGATCGCCGGACCATGGACGCAAACATTTGACAACCGAACACCTCGGCGTGTGTTGTTCTGGCCGTCCGAAATTACGCAGCTGCAAAACATGTGCCGGTCCGGTGACGGCGGCGCCTACGCGATCGACACTGTTCCGCAAGAAACCATTGAGCATGCTGACATCTGCAACCTGAACTTTGGCGCGCAATATTGCTCGTGCGGGGCAGTTCTCACTGGTCTAGTCGCCTTGTGGGAGGCGTGCGGCGATGGCTAGCTATCCAACCCCCTGGACCATCACGCGCTACCCCTGCATTCCCGGCGATGACGACGGACTGGGCAACGAAGAACCGACTTATGGGCCGCCGGTCACACAGAGGATACAGGGCTACTACATGCCCAGCGTGTACGAGCAACTAGGACAGTATGTTTCACGCGAAATCGTTGACGTGCTGATGTTCGTGCCGCCGGACTTTGTAGGCGGCCCCCGCGACCAGTACTCGATACCGGGTCAACCGGGCAAGTTCGAACAAATCGGACATGTCCGTGATTACACCAAAGGCCCATACGGATTTAAGCCCGGCATGCTAGTGGAACTGAAAAGGGTCACCGGCTAGTGGCCGACCCAGTTGTCAAGTGGAACAAACGTGCCATCAACCAGCTAGTTAAGACGGTCGTTGAGGTAGACGGCGTCCCACGCATGAAGCGGGTTGCCAAGGCTTGCAACGACGAAGCCCGTATCACAGACGGCTACCGGGTGTCAGTTGAGGGCGACGAAAAGCTGACCAAGGCCGACTACCGCGCCACTGTCATCACCGCAACAACGCAGGCGATGCGGAACAACGCGAAGCACAACACCCTAGTCAGGAACCTACCGAAGGCGGGCGGATGACCGAACCGTCAATCGAGTACGAACCCGCCGTAGCTTCGGTACAAAACTGGTTGAAAGCCAAGCTCTCTGGGGTCTCGGTATCGACAAAGGTTCCGGCCAGCCGTCCGGCGAAGTTCGTGACTGTATCCGCTTCGGGAGGCTCGCCACAGTCCAAAGTGCTCGAATGGCGTTGGGTAACAGTTAAATGCACTGACGCCAACGAGCTTCTAACTGCACGGCTTGCCGAACACGCATTGAACCTTGTACGTCAAATGCGTGGCACAAGCGGTGTTCGCGAAGTACGTCTAGTCGGCGGGCCGGACTCAATGCCCGATCCCGACGCCAACTACGAGTGCTATCAGTTCACGGTCGCACTCCTTCTACGCGCCCGCGTCTAGCGCGTACCAATTTCTTGTTACTGGACAACGGATTTCACGGGCCGATTCCAGAATCCCTCTTAGGAGAAGGGCACAATCATGGCAGCTGATGTCAAGAACGTTTACGCCGCCGAGCCTCTAGTTACCGGCTCGGTTCTGGTCGCTCCACTTGGAACCGCTGGACCTACCGACGCTACCGCTGCGCTGCCGGTCGCTTGGGTTGATCTTGGCTACGCGGGCGAGGATGGTTTCACCGAGTCGACCAAGCGAGACACCAAGAAAAAGAAGGCTTTCGGCGGTGCCACTACCAAGGTGCTGCAAACCGACTTCTCGGCAACGATCAAGCTCAAGTTGCAGGAATCGTTGAACGCCGAGGTATTGAAAGCGGTATACGGCGCTACCAACGTAACGGTTACCGCCGCTAGCGCTACCCATGGCGCTCAGGTGAAGGTTCGGAAGAATAAGCGCAAGTTGCCGCATCTCTCTTGGGTTATCGATACTCAGGATTCGGAGCTTGGCGCCAAGTACCGCAACTACATTCCCGATGGTCAGATCACCGAACTTGGCGACGTGACGATTGTCCACACGGACACCATCGAATACGAAATCACTATCGAAGCCTTCGAAAATGCCCAGGGCGACAACATCATTACCTTCACCGACGACGGCCAGCTTACGCCGTAGTTCGTCCGCGCCGGGTGGAAGGTCATTCCTTCCCCTTGGAATCGGCCCGAGCCTTCTACCTGGCGCGGGCATCCCATCGGGCCGATTCTTCCATCCAATTTGGGCCTATACATGAAGGGGCACAGTATGTTTGTGTACACCGCTGAGCAGGATGGCAAGAAGATCAAACTGAGCGTTCCAAAGTTCGGCGAAATGAAGTCCGCTGAACTACGCAAAATCCGAAAACTTGCGATGGAAGACCAGCTGTTCACCTTGCTTGAAAACATTTTGAGTGACGACGATTTGGCGGTCGTTGACGAGATGACGATGACTGAACTTGGCGAGTTCTATAAGGCTTGGCAGGCGGATTCGGATATCACCTCGGGGGAATAGCTGGCCTTCTAGACCTCATCGATAGCCACGGTGAGGCCATAGAGGCCGACCTAATTGCCCGAGGACTTCGGCTTAGAGACGTTGGCACACCAGGATTTACCTGGCGCGACCTGTACGTGACCGTCGTTCGGCTTCCAGCGGATTCCGAACTCGTACGCGAAAAATGGCCCGAACGTACCAAGGCCGCAGCGTGGGACTTGAAGGCCCAATTACTCGCGTACTTGGCAGACATCGGGAACCTGTGGGTTTGGTCGAACACCGACGACGGCAGGGCAGGAATCAACCCGCCCGACCCGGTCGGTATTGACGACGGCCGCCCTGGTGTGAAGCCACGCACGAAGCGACACAAACCAAAGGCGACACCGCTTAGTGAGTACAAGCGGCAACGCGGCGACATCTACGCGCAACCCAATAGGGCAATGCGACTCAGTGAACTTTTCAGTTAGAAAGGTGGTGAAACCCGTTGGCTAAAAAGGCTGTTGAACTAGCGGCGGCAAGCGTCGGGCTTTCATTCACCTACGGCGACAGCCTGAAACAGGTCGGCAAGGCCATCGCTGATGTCGCAAAGAACGCCGAAGAAGAAGGCCGGAAGGGCGGTCGACGGCTAAGTCTCGGCTTGCTCTACGAAATGCGCAAAGCGACGCCGGAGGTACGCCAGCAGCTCGCCAGCCAACTAGCGCAGTCGACGGGATTTATTAGCAAGTCCATCGGTGAAGGCATGGTTCAGGAGCTTCGCGCCGCGGGCGAGAAGGCAGGCCGGGCCGCCGGAGACAGCGCACGCGGTGCCAAACAGTCGGGCAGAGGCGCCGGTTCCGAACTGGCGGCCGGTGTTCTCGGCTCATTTAGCGGCGTTGTCAAAACCGGTATGGCAGCGGTGCTACCCGCGGTAGGCATTGGGGCAATTCTTACCAAGGGTTTCGAGCGGCTGTCCGCGATCGATGAAGCTAAGGCCAAACTTCGCGGTCTCGGCATGGATGCTGGACAGGTTCAATCTGCGCTGGATGCAGCGCTGGCCGCCGTCAAGGGCACAGCGTATGGCATTGACGAAGCGGCAACGGCGGCGTCCGGTGCGCTCGCGTCGGGTATCCAGCCGGGCGAAGACCTAACCCGGTTCCTAACCCTGACGGGAGATGCTGCTACTCAGGCCGGAATCGACTTCGACCATATGGCCCAGATCATGAACAAGATTCAGGGTCAGGGCAAATTGACCGGCGAAACGTTGCAGCAGCTCACCGAGAACGGCCTGTATGCCGCACCGATGTTGGCGAAGGCGTTTAACGTTCCGCAAGACCAGCTCGCGAAGATGGTTTCTCAAGGTCAGGTTTCGGCCGCCAAGTTCCAAGAAGTGTTGCAGTCCAACATCGGCGGGGCCGCTCTTCGTATGGGCGAAACGGTCAGCGGCGCGACGAAAAATACTGGTGCAGCCATTAGCCGCTTGGGTGCTGCCCTATTGCAGCCAGCCTTTGCCGTGGCACCTCAAGTACTTGGCGGCATCACCAAGGGCGTTGACAGTCTGACAGCCATCGTTGCAGACAAGATGGGGCCGGTTACCAACCGCGTAACTGAATTCGTCAGCGGCCTTTTGGAGAGTAAAGAAGCTAACGGCCTGTTTCAGGACATGGGCGGTGTCGTCGCTAGCGCGATGCCGCAAGTGCAGGAATTCCTAGGCAAGGTCGGCGATGTCGTCAAAGACGTGGTGCCGCATGTCGTTGAATTCGGTAGGGCGTTTATCGATAACGTCAAGACCGGATTCGAGGCTATCAAGCCTTCTATCGCCGCGGTTGGCGGCGGCCTCAAGACTGTGGGCGAAACCATCCTTGGCGTCTTCCGGAGAGTGGCCCCCGCAGTAGTTGACCTAGCCACCAAACTGTTGCCTTCACTCCGCACTGCTGGCACTTCCATCGCACAGGCATTCGGGAAAATCTTCCCCGTTGTCGCTCAAATATTCCGGGGCGTAATGGCGGTACTTGGGCCGGTCGTCTCGTTCCTTCTGAAAGCTGCCGGGGTTGTTATCCCGGTCGTTATCAACGTCATTTCATGGCTGATCCGTGTCATCGGCAATGTCATTGGATGGTTCGGGAACATGGGCGACACCTGGGGTCGTGTTTGGACCGGCATAAAGGGCGTCATCTCCGCGGCGTGGGCTGTCATCAAGGCACCATTTGACCTGTGGATCGGCATCATGCAACTTGTCGGGCAAGGCGCAATGTGGTTGTGGAACAACGCAATTGTTCCGGCTTGGAACGGTATCGCCTCCGCAATACAAGCCGGGTGGGATGTCATCAAGGGAATCCTTGATGTCTTCAAAAATGCGTGGTCTGCTGTAGGTGATTGGGTATCAGCGGCTTTCGATAAAGTCGTCAATTTCGTTACTGGTATGCCCGGGCGTATCAAGGCCGCCGCGGTCGGCATGTGGGACGGCATCAAAGACAGTTTCAAAGCCGTCATCAACGCTGTCATCGATATCTGGAACGGCGTCAAGTTCCCCTCGGTGAACATCGCAGGCAAAGAAATCGGCGGCTGGTCACTCCCTCAGATACCTCACTTCGCGGGTGGCGGGCCACTGTCCGGGCCGGGTGGCCCAACCGGCGACCGGATTCCGATTATGGCATCGGACGGCGAATTCATGATCAATGCCGCCGCCACTAGCCGTTGGCGGCGCCTCCTAGAGCTGATCAACTCCGGCGCTAACCCGGTCGACGTGATGCGATCCCTGCTCCCTGGTTTCGCTACCGGCGGCGCTATCGGACGCATCAAGCGAGAGCTTGGCGCCTTCAAGGGCACCCCGTACCTCATGGGAGGGTTCTCGACCTCCGGTATCGATTGCTCTGGCTTCGTCTCGGTAGTAGCCAACATGCTGGCCGGGCGAGCACCGTTCACCGATCGCATGAACACCACCAGCGAGGGCGCATGGCTTAAGAATCTCGGTTGGCAGGAGGGTATGGGGCCGGAGGGCTCTGCCCGCATTGGTTGGTACGACCACGGCGGCGGCGCCAACGGTCACACCGCGGGCACCCTGCCGGACGGAACCAATTTCGAATCGTCGTCGGGCAAGGGAGCTGTCGTCGGGTCCGGCGCACGAGGCGCACTTGACTCGATGTTTGACCGGCACATGTTCCTACCCCCCGGCCCTCAAATGCCCGGCTCAGGCAGCTCCGGCGGCGGCATCTCCGGTTTCGCCGGTTCCGGCGGCGGTTCCGGTGGTGGCTTTGGCGGCGGATCGGGTGGCAGTTCAGGGGGTGCCAGTAGCAACCCCTACGCCAAGATCAACGAAGGCATTTCAGAGCTGTTGCCCGACTTTGGCTCGCTCGCCGATATCGGCGTCGGCGGCCTCAAAGAGTCTCTATTGCCGCCCGGCTTCGAAGACCCGTTCAACTTTCCCATGATCAAGTCGGCCTCTGCTCTCATGAAGTGGCTTGGTGGCCTTCGCAACGAAAACGGGTATCTACTCGGGGACGCCGCGCCCGCTCTCAACATTGCCGGAGCGGCAATGTCCGGGTCTGGCTCAGATGTCGTCGGTGCCATCAAGGAACTGGTACCTAAGCCGTTCGGGAACATTGAGCCCGGTTCGCCGCAACAGGCGCCCGATGAACTCAACAACGTTGGTGCGCCGGGCGGCGGCGCTGGAATCAACATTGGCGGCGTCGGCGATGCAGCGATGTCCGCATGGTCACCCCAAAGTCAGCAGGGTAACGGCGGCGCCGGAACTGTCATCGGGCAGCAGGTGAACGTCCAGCAGGCCGGTATGAGCGCTGGTGACGTTCGGAACTCAATTCGCCGCGACGACAACATGTACAAGCGCGGCACTCAGACAGCGAGGGTAGGTGCCTAATGGCTGAACTTCCCTACATCTCCTCTCCTGAAACCTCTTTCGACCGGATAGACGAAAGGCTCAGAAGCCACGCAACAACCATTGTCGTAGTTGGCGTTCCGATCGCAGAGTTGGGTGGACGGCGGTACACCTGGAATCTGAACGGGCTAGCGGCCGGACGGCAGGGCCTAACCCTTGGCGAAAAGCTAGATGGTGCAATGCACTTGCCGTTCGAACAGCTCATGTCCGAAGGCCCCTACATGCCCGGAGCCATCCATGAACGCACCGATATCAAGAAACGTGAAATCAACTTCTCTGTTCAGGTAGGCGCCGAAGGCAACGGCAACCCGCAAGTCTCCGGATTCAAGTACCGGATGATTGAACAACGTTGGTGGGCTTCATGGTCTGAGTACGAAGACAGCTTTCTAGGTGTCTACACGCGCACGCACGGTTGGCGTTGGCTCAAGGTGCGGCTAGCCGAAGGATCAAAGACGCCTTTCGAGCTTGACCCCACTGCGTACGACAACAATTTCATGGAGTGGGACATGACTGTTGTTGCTGCACAGCCCTTCTACGCGAAGCGGGCCGTCTTGCCGCCGCCTTGGAAGAACACGGCAACTACGTCGACCCCTTACAACGTTATCGCTGACATGCTGTTCGCAGACATCATTCCGGGCCGCCACGTCGGCGAAGGAAACATAGTGCTGCCGAATAGCGGAACGTTCCGTACGTTTCCCAAGTATCTTGTGTCGGCGCCCGGCCGCATCTGGATACAGGACGGCATCTCAACCCGCATGGTTGAACTGCCAATGCTGCTACCCGATGACGGTGTCGTGTTAGTAGATACGGACCCGATGGCCCGCACGCTGACAGCAGCGAAAGACCCGGTTGACCCTCTGTTCTTTCAGATCGCACGCAATAGCCAGTTCCTTGATTTCTTCTTGCATGACTTGCTGGTGTCGGGGTTGCCGGTGTGGCGGCGCATGACAGACCGTTTCACTGAGCAGGGGGCGCTACCGGCCCGATCGGAAACCATTGTGAAGGTTAGGCATTCGAATCCTGACGGTGTGATATCTGCGATCGTGCCGCAACGCTACAAGATGGCCTACGGATAGGTCGCGGTGTCGTTTCCGTTCGGCCCAGTCAACGGAAACCAACAGAACACAGTCGTCGGCTTAGATGGCGTACCGGACCAAAAGAATGCGCCCGTCTCGACTTGGCGGTACCTAGAGGGCCGCCGACAAATCGTCACCGACTCTTGGCGGCAGCGGCCACTAATCCGGCTGTGGGACAAAAACATGCAGTACATCGGGACCATCTCGCAAGAGGTCTCGGTGAACGTCGAAGAACTGATGAAGGACTCCGGCAAGGGCGAAATCGTCATCCGGCGCAACAACTGGCTATCCAACTTCATTCTTTACGACCGGCGAGCTGAAGAAGACCTACACATCACCGTCGACCCCAACCCGCTTAAACGGAACTGGCGCACCCGGTGGGGCGGCAAAGTGGTGAACGTCCGAGCGAAGCGTTCCGCAGAAGGTCTGCATACCGTAACGCTCGAATGTACGACCATGCGTGAGCATGTGAAACACATTCTTGCCATAGCGAATCCGCTGTTTCCGCCGGAACTTCAGCCGCTTCGCATGTACGTCACACCCGGCAACACGCGCACTGTTGTCTCTCTGGCGTTGGCGATTAATCTCGCCCGACAGTACTTCCCGCTGTTGTCGGTTATCGACAACATTTTCAACCCGGCCTATTGGTTGACAACACGGCTGGGGAACTTCAATCCACTGAACTGGCCGATACAGGTTGCATTCGTCAACCCCTTGACAGACCAGTCAAGGACAACGGTTTTCGCGTCCCGCGATTCTGACATTCACACGGCTACGGCTTCGATTCTTGAAGACGCCGGATGCATGATTCGCGCGTACACCTGGCTTGAAGAAGATGAAGACTCGCCACACACCGAGCTTGGCGAACTAGGGGAACTAGTACGCCCGCAGCGCAATTGCGTGATCTTAGCGGTGGAAGACAAGTCGGGGGTTACCGGACCTACGGGCACCGCCTTTGACGGTTTCCTGAATCTAATTGCCGCTACCGCGGACGATTTCATCACTGAGACCCTGATTAACCTTGATCGAGACGGCGACGGCCAAACTGATCCGTTCTTTAGAAAACTGTTAGGGCTTGCGCCTAAGCCGCCGTGGGTTGTGTTCCGTGACGACGACCACTCCGGAATCATCGAATCTGAACGCGCGGTGCATGGTTCGACCGCGCGGACCATCCATGCAGGCGGCAAATCGCCTCAGTGGCTTAACCAGGCGCAGACCTTCGGGATAAAGTACCTGCTCTCTCAATTGTCCGCTGTTATCTCGTATGGCCTTGGCGCATACCAACAACCAGGCACGCCGGGACTTGAAGAGCTCTATCAGGGACAGCTCGACAACACGCTTTTCTCGATGATGCGCTACACAGATATCAAGCGCGCCTTGCTATCTGGAGACTTCGCATTCCTAGAACATAAAGAGCAAGGGTCTGGGGTTGCGTACACCCTCGCCGGGGTTCTCGATTTACGCACTGGCGCTTGGAAAACCAGGGCGTACACCAGTTTCAAGGTATCCGTACGCAACGGATATCCCTATGTGCTTGGTGAGGACTATCAGCTAGGCGACCGGCTCGCGTTCGAAATGGCGCGAGTTCTACATGTAGACCAATGCACCGCCTATCGGCTGTCCTACGACGCCAGTACGCCTCTGCAAGTCGAGCTTTCGATCGGCAATGACTCACAAGAAGAAGACCCGGTAGGCCGCGCAATGCGCGTGGCACAAGCCGCCTGGTCGCTCGTCGGGATGCTACTCGGCTCAGAAGGGGCGTTCTAAGTGGAAAACCCGGAACTGATGGAACAGTTCGAACTACTGCGAGGCGACCTTCGGAACGCTGTCGGCCCAGACGGAACGGTAGTCAACACCGCCTACATCGCCGAAGACGTTGCATTCCACCTAGTACGTGCAGGGTGGCGACGAACCGGAGAGCGAAAGATCAAACCCCGCCAGGTGGTCACGTCGCCAGAGATAGATGCGGTCGTGCAATGGGTGCCCTTCGACACCCCCGACGCCCCGCCAGTCGACGTGAAGTCTCTGACGATCGAACAGCTAGCGAATCTCCCCGAAAAGGAACGCGCAGAAGCGATTTGGCACCTAGGCGGCCACATCGAACCGCAAGGCGGCTGGACGGCGCCACCACGCCTCAACGTCGCCGACTCCCCCGACCACGAAGACGGCACCGAATGGAACTAGCCCAGAAGGGTTTACGCAAATGACCGCACAACCAGGCGATACCGTCTACATCGGACACTTTCTAGCCAACATCGGCCTATGGGGCTGGATTCAAGACCCCGACACACCGCCGATGATTACCGGCAGCTTCGACGTAGTCGAAAACCAAGGCGCCCTCGTCACTAGCGCACTCATCGGACCCCAGGGGGACCCCGGCGAGCCGTCGCCAATTGTCAAGCTGCAATACACGTCGACCATTAGCGACCCGCTAGACCTTCCCGACAATCTGACCACCGACCCCGTCGACATCGGTAAGGCGTGGTGGATCGGCAACCAGGTTTATACCTGGTCTGGCACCGGGTGGCTTGTCCGGCCGATGGGCACACAGGGGCCGCCCGGACCGACCCCCGTCATTCACCCGACGGTTGAACTGTTGGACCCCGACAATCCAGCGCTGGTGTCGACTGTCGAGAAGTCGGGCACCCCGGAGGCTCCGAACCTTCACTTCAAGCTCAAGGCGCCCCGTGGCCCTAAGGGTGACAACGCCCGAATTTTGGAGGCGGCTGACTACAGCAACACCTTCCCGCCGACCGCCGGACAGGTCATCGCATGGAACGCGACGAAGAACAAGTTCGAAGCGGTCGACCCTGACCCGGTCGCGGCCCGCCTGTATTCGGTGCCGGAAGCGATGTTCACGAACTACCAGGGCGCCACTACCCGCCAACAGATCGCGAGCTTCGCGGTACCGGCGCAACCGTTCGACTGGATTCCATACGTCACCGGCCATATCCGCGCTAATGGCGTCGAGCTGGATGCCGACCCGCTGATTATCGGATGTGAGGTTCGGCTAGGGCATCCGACGACCGGAACTCTGGTCGCCCGCGGGTTCGGCAACAACTCGACGTGGACAACGATTGTTCCGCACTTCTCGACGCCCACGACGCCGTCGGATGCTGTCACTCCGGATGGGGCTCTGGCTCGTGTGCCGGGTAGCCACACCGGCACCGCGGGAACCCTGTACTTGAGCCTGTACAACGACGGCCCTATCGGTGTCTACAACTTCGACAAGAAGAACGCCCAAATTTCCGTGCTGGTGGTGCCGGTCTAGTGAGGGCGTTCGATCGCTTCAACTTCGACATAAGCCATGACCCCAATCGCACCATCTCATTCGACGTAGGCACCGCGACCAAAGACGCCGCCAAGATGGCGTTCGACCAGCTCGAAAACCTCATCAAGCTCATCGTCCAATCTCTGCCGGTTGTCGGAGATGTCATCCAAGTCATCAAAGACTTAACCGGTGTCGACTTGATGAACCTAAGTGATCTGCTCAACGGCAAATGGCTGTCACTGGACAAGGTCTTGGGTGCACTACAGGGCATAGACCTAACCAACCCTGGCGCTGTGCTCGCCAAGATAGAAGAACTGATAACCGATTTCATCGGTGACATTGTGCAGGCCCTAACCGGCGGCGCTGGAGACCTGGCCAAGGTCACTCAGTTCTTTGACGCATTCCGCAGCTTCTTCAACGGAATCGACTTTAACGGAACAGGTTTCAATCCCGAGCAGGCCGCACACGACTTCATAGAGAACGTCTTGAACCCGACAGGACTTCTCACAACCGCCACTCAAGTCGTGCAGTGGATTACCGGAACAAGTGGCAGCACAACAGATTTGCAGGACTTTCTATCTGGTAAGTGGAGCCTACTGGACGATACCAATACTGACGCCGCTTCTGCCCTGAATCGGCTTCAACAGCTCATAGACGGATTTTTGGGCGGCACAAACAACCTCGTCGCAGATTTGGTCAACGGATTGTTGGGCGTAAAGAACACTGCCAACACCGCGAACACCAATGCCAGTAATGCGCAAACGGCCGCTAGCACTGTAACCAGCACTGTTACAGACGGATTCAAAAACATTTGGAACACATGGTTCGGCGGTTCCGCTGCAACGGGCACTCCCACCGAAGTTCAGCAGACAATCGCGGCTATCAAACAGGCTGTGATCGGTGGCTACACAGTCGACACATTCACATCTAACGGCACGTGGAACAAGCCCGCGAATCTTCTTGAATGGTACGGAATCGTCATCGGTGGCGGCGGAAAAGGTAACCCCGGCACAACATCGGCCACCAACGCTGATGTGCGTCTGGGAGGGACCGGAGGGTCGTCGGGCGGCTACATCGCCCAACAGATAGCACCGGCAGACGTACCCGCATCGCTATCGGTCACCGTAGGTGTCGGAGCAAGCACCAACGGTGCCAACGGCGGCACCACTTCTATTGGGTCACTTGTCTCTTCTTCCCCGAATGGTTCCGGAATATCTAGCTTGATGGGCTACACGCCAGCGGCATCCACCCCTGGCAAGGGCGGGGACGGTGGGCAGGCAACCGGCTCGGCTGGCAGTGCAGGAACTGCCGGGGGTAGTACACCGTTAGCCGCTGGCGGCGCAGGCGGCGCAGGAAAAACAGGCGGTTCCGGAACAGCTACCGCCGGAGGCGCCGGGGGCGCAGCATCCCTAACTGGCCCCACAAAGGCCGGTGGTGGCGGCGGTGGTGGCGGCGGTGGGAACGGCTCGACCGCAACAGGAACCAAGACGGGCGGCGCAGGCGGCAACGGCGGCTACCCCGGCGGTGGTTCCGGCGGGGGCGGCGCCGCGGTCGGCGGCGGCTCGATCGGCTCATCCCAGGTAGCGGGCCAGCCAGGAACCGCGCCAAATGGTGTCGCATTCATCATCTACAAGACGGGCTAAGAAGTGACGAATGCTGTTGAACTACAGACTGATTTGGACGCGTGGCCGGAGGGGTGCAGGCACTACCGGCTGTCCGACGGCTCTTATGTCGTCATTGATATCGACACTCCCGAAGAGCGCCACGACAGACATGTAGAAGAAGTCACCAGAGGCGCCCCTTATGTGTATACACAGCGCCCCACAGTGGTTATCGCAGTAGATGAAAATGCCTGCGCTACAAGCCTTGACCGGCTGTACGAATTTCCGCCCGGCACGACACACGCCGAGGCCCTAGAAGCCATCGAGACGAAAGGTAGCGACTCGTGATCACTGAAAATGGTTGGCCTTCGTGCGATTCAAGCATGCTAGAGCGAAACCCGGTGCCCGGAACTAGCATCGTCATACCTCTGCAACGTGGCATACCTAACCGCATTATGAAGGCGTTCGCAGCCGACTTTCACGCCTACGTTGAATCGCTGTACAACTCCCGCGGTGGCGCAGACGAGGGCGGCTGGACCCCAACGAACTCAGTGGGAACATCCAACCATCTCGGCGGAACAGCCATGGATTTGAACTGGTCCGATCACCCCATGGGCGTTGCCGATGACGGCTACACCAACACGGAAGTAGCTGCTGTCCGTGAGCTATTGGCGTTCTACGAAGGAATGATCTATTGGGGTAACGACTGGAACAGCCCTAAAGATTCGATGCATTTCCAGATGGGGTACGACACCTACAACAACCAAGCCAAGTGTGACGATTTCATCAAACGGAAGATCCGTGCGGATGGATTCTCAACATTCCGTCGGGGTCCGCAAGCTCCCGCCAACCCGAACGATTTCCCGCTTCCCGCTGGTTACTGTTACGGCCCGTTGGATGGTCCCGACTACTGCATTTCGGGCGAGTATGCGGCCGACTTGCAGGAGTGGAAGGATGGCCTTGGCCGCTGGCAGACGGCGCTAGGTCTGCCGGTTACGAAGCGGTGGGATGACGCTACTCGCAACGCCGCCACGGCCCTACAGAAGGCTAAGGGCTGGCCATCGAACCCCGACTTCGGTTACGGCGGCGTCTACGTAGCTGAATGGGACGCCGTCATTAAGGACGGCTGGCGTCTTCCGGTCAAGGTCAAGGTGTTTCCGGATGACTGGTCTGACCGTGACTTGCTGATTGAGGTTGTTCGGCAGCTCCGCGGCCCTGAACTCAACGGCTGGCCCCAGTTGGGCGGCAAGAGTCTGGTCGACGCTATCGCCGGGATGCGGAAGTGATCCGGCTAGGTGACCGTGGCCTACATGTACGCCGCTGGCGTGCCGTCATGGCTGCGCGGTTCGGTGGCTACGAGCGGAAGCTAGGCCCGCTGCCGACTGACACCGACGAATACGGGCCGCGGGCGGCGTCGTGGCAGCGCGAATACGAAGGCCGAACCGGCCAGCTCGTTGACGGCATCGTCAGTGACTCTGACTTGGTAGCGCTCGGCGTTATCGCCGCCCCACCTAAGCCGATGGTTAAGCCGGTGCTGTTCACGGTTGAAGGCCACAACTCGGACATGTTCGTTGGGCCATGCGCGTTCACGGCCAAAGCCCTCGAAGACGAAGGGCTGTGCCGCTGGCAACCGATCGGCTACAACAACACCGCGCTACCGTTCGACAACCAGAGCGGCATAGATGAGTTGTTGCGGCTGGTTGGGTCGACGGTGTTAGACAACGGCACGCCGTTCCCGCCTGGCACCCCGTGGGGTATGAACATCTTTTCGCAAGGCGGCATCGTAGGATCACGGTTCTTTCTTGAACATGTCCGGCCCACCACCGGGCGGCTGCACTGGCGGCTCCAAGACTTTCGCGGCTGTTTAGCATTCGGAAACCCGTACCGCCAGAGGGATGTCATCGCGGAGTGGGTGCCTGATCCTCCGCGGCCTGGAACGCAAGGTATCGCCGATGTCCGGATGACCGACACTCCCGCCGTCTGGAAAGAGGTTTCGCGACACGGCGACCTGTACGCCGAAAACGAAGTATCCAACGCGGGCGAACACAAAACCGCTATCTACAAGGCCGTTCAAAACCAATGGACTGGAACCGATTCCATTGTTGAGCAGCTTATCGAGATTGGTTTGAACCCGGCCCCGGAACTTATCGCTGTGGCTACAGCGATTGTGTCTGGCGTCCGTTTCTTGTTCGACATGGGTCCGCATGGAACCTATGACCTCGCGCCATGCGTCGACTTCATGCGCGCCCGACTCACCGCCTAAACAAGAAAGGGCACAACCATGTTGGACAAGTTGCGCGAACTGTTAACCCCCAAGGTTCGGTTATATCTGTATTCCGTCGCTATCGCACTGTTTTCGGTATTGCAGTACTACAACCTGGTGGATGATCAGGCGGCCCCGCTTTGGCTGAACCTGATTAGCATCGTGTTTGTCGCTGGGCCACTTGGTGTCGCCGCCGCCCATACCCCCCGCGCACCCAAGCCACCGACGACGTGAGCATAGACAACTGGGTAGACATCGTTGTCGGCTTGTTCGCGGGCGGCCTTATCGGCACATGGATCAAATCGTGGTTCGACCACCGGGCCGCGAAAGCAATCGATGCGACCACCAAAGATCGTGACGAAGACGCAGATTGGCGGGCATTCGTCAACGAACAACGAGAGATGTTCACCAAGGCGGCTGAACAACAGCGCGCCGCTTTCGACATCGTCATAGCCCATTTGAACGGCCGCATAACCGCTTTGGAGACCAGCCAAGCCGCATTGAAGGTTGATTTCGATGCCGAACAGCGGGTGTTGGCGGTCGCATTAGCGCACCTTCGGGAACTCCGGTCATGGATAGAGGGCGGCGCCCACGGCCTAATGCCCCCACTCCCTAGCACGTTGGAAGGCCGCATTTAGCCGCGAAAGGCGTTGCACGTGAACCAAACACCGTTAAGAGAACTAGCTAGCAGCATGCCCGAAGAACGGCGCATCTACTGCACAGTGTGCCGATGGCTCACAACCCGACCGGAAGATGACCGGCAATTCATGGCCGAATGGGCAGCATCTGGACGCCCCGTCAGCCACTTGCATAAACTCGCGGTCGCGCAAGGATACGCACATAAGGTGAGCGCATTTCACAAACACTTTCGCGAATGTCCAGCCCAATGAAGTATCTACAGGTATCCGACTGGGCATGCATAGGATTCGGAGCCGCCATCCTGGTCTATGAAATACTTTGCCCTAGAGGACAATACATCTCTGATGCGGTTGCGAGGTATCGGCGGGCTGCACCCGTTGTCACCTATTTGACTATCGCCACGGTTGCCGGTCATCTCGCCGGTATCACCCCCCGACGCTTTGACCTTCTAGCGAGATTAGGGGCACTGAAATGACCCTCCGCGATGAATGGCTGAAACAACCAGCGCTACCGGAAGAACACAGACGGAACGCCCCTAAGTTCGAATTCGACGGCAGCGCCGGGTATGTCACCAGCGGCCCCCTGCCAGCCGACGAACAGCCACCCGAATTCGATGACCTACTGAGAACACACGGGTATGACCCGACCCGCTTCCGGATAGTCGGCCTAGTGCAAGTGCGGCGCTGGCAGAACTACCACGGAGACTGGCTGGCCTATCACCGCTTCAACTTCGAAGCCATCGATAACCCCGCTAGCGGCGCCGACCTAGAACAACTGATACGGGAAGCACAGGCGCACAAGTCAAATAACAGCGCCGGGCCGCACTGGTTTGTATTCCAAGCCGCCGACCTACAGATAGGTAAACGGTCTCGCGACGGCTCTACAGAACAGATAATCGACCAGTACGTCACCGGCCTTGATCTAGCCATCGCAGAATACAAATCCGCCAAATATCTAGGCGTAGAAGGCATTCAAGTGTCAATGCCGGGCGACTGCATAGAGGGAAACCAATCCCAGTCTGGCCGCAATCTTTGGTTGACACAAGAAACCATCACAGAGCAGACACGCATATTTCGGCGGCTCATCATGCACACCGTCGAACAACTCGCGCCCCTCACCGATCGACTCTATGTCGACGTTGTCAACGGTAACCACGATGAAGCCCAACGCATTCAGAACACCTACCCCGGTAACGGATGGGCGACAGAATCGGCTATCGCCGTCGCCGACGCCCTGACCTTGAACCCGGCCGCATTTAGTCACGTGACCGTTCGGGTTCCCGACAAATGGTCAGGGAGCATGACCGTCCCCGTCGGCGATACCGTTGTGACCGTCGCACACGGCCACCAATGGAGTAGAGCGGGCGCAATGGCCTGGTGGCAGCGACAGGCGTTCAACGGGCACCCCCCGGCGGGTGCCCACATTCTGCAACACGGACACTGGCATAGCTTCGCGTTGGAACAGTCCGGCGGCCGAACCCGCATATGCTCCCCAGCTCTCGACTGTGGTTCCGATTGGTTCCGCGATAAGAACGGCGCGACAGCCTCGCCAGGCGCATTGGCCTACTTGCTTAGGGCCGGTGAGCCATCACGCCTCACCGTGGTAAAAGGCGGTCTACTATCGCGCACATGATCAAGTTGATTGCGGGGGCGGTCGCGTTAGCGGCCGGGCTTGTGCTGGCGCCGGTAGCCCACGCCGACGACGCCGATGACTTGGGCATGGACGAGTGGTCCGCGAACTACGCGCGCCGCTCTGCCGGAACCATCTGCGGGGTCTTGACCCGCGACAACTACGACGGCGTTCCGGGCATTAGCCGAACCATTTTGGGTATCCAGCGCAGTATCGGCGCTAGCCAACACCAGGCCGTCGACATTGTTTCCTACAGCGTGATTACTCGCTGCCCCGAACATGGCGACCGGCTGCACCGCTGGTTTCAGTTCTATACGCCGTAACCTGGCCCGTAGGTTTCAGTGCCAGGCGTGGTCATCGATAGAGCTACTAGGAAAATGATCAGGGCCACGACAGCCACCCCGGCCGCGATGAGCGCCCCGTAGGCGAACGGCCGCGTCTTTGGTGAGATAGAAGCAACGCCGCCGATTATCAGCGGCACTACCGGCGTAACTGCAAACAGCAACGGATACGACGCCAGCGACAGAATGCCGACAACGAAACCGGCAAGCGTGAGCTTTCGATCGGCAGTTAACACGGTCACCTCGTCGGGGCGGTAGGAACGTTGTCGATCGGTCCAAGCTGCACCGAATCAACACGAATGCTAGTCGGCCCCGGCGGAAAGATTTTGAAGCCGTCGACATGGAACTGGTCAAGTAGGCCGGGGTTTCCGAACTGGTGGTCACCCATCAATTGCACGAGCGGGCCGCGTTCGTCGTAGCCCATGCTCGGCATGTACTGGTAGATAGCTTGGCCGTTGCCGTACACCTCGTACGCGGGGAAGTCAGACATGTGGCCGCCGATCTGGTAGCCGCCGCTGTCGTTTGGTTTGACAACCATTTCGCCCGCGACGCTGTGAGCCGTCAACTTCCCCATGTCGGCGCCCCCTGGCACGAAGCCATCCGCCATGTCCCACTTGATATTTACAGCACCGCCCGGCCCCTGAACTACCGATACATCTGGCTTGTGCACGGCCACGTTGCCGGATTCCACAGAGACAGAAGGGTTGTCACGTGCGACAACTAGACCGTTCTCATAGTCGATCAGTAGGTTTCCGCGGGCTTGTTCGGGTAGCGCGTTCGCGTTAAATCCGCGGTTGTCGCCTTTGTCGTGACCGAAGTTCCAAACCTGTTTTCCGGGGATGAACGCGTTAACCTGCACGACGCCCTTGCCGGGCTGGGGGTCGATCTTGGCGGCCGTGACCTCGGACATGACGCCTTTGTACTTGGGGTCATAGTTGTGTGCGTCGAGCATGGCGGCTGTCTGCCAGTCGGCGGGTGTTGTTGGCGCCCTTTCGAACACCTTGCGGAACGCCATCTCTTGATTTTCTCTCGGTGACCGTATCCGGTCCAGTTCGCCGAGAATGCCGGTCATTGACAGCGGTAGCGAGTCGGGTTGTTCGTCGCCGTCGGCCAGGTTTACCGCGTGGGTAAGGGCGGCGTCAGCTGCGTTGCCTTCTTCCACGACGCGGTGTATCGCGGCTTCTAGTTCGGCGGCTTGCTGCGCTGCGTTTTTGTCTTTGGTGGACAGCGGTTTTACGGCCCCATTGGTGTAGTCGATTGAGAACTTGCCTTGTGCTTCATTTTCGATTTTGGCTAGTTTCGCTTTGGCGGCTTCGAATTCGTCGGCGGCTTCGCGCATCTTCGCGGCGGCAGCTGCCCGGCCTTCCGAGTGCACGCCGATTAGTCGCCCGAACTGGCCCAGTTCGTTGTTAGCGGCGTCAGCCGCAACGCCTGTCCAGCTGTCGACGTGCGGCAAGTTGGGAAACGAATTCTTGATGTCTTTAAGTGACGCGGCTTGCTTCTCTAGTGCGGTAGCGACATCGCGAATTGTTTGTACATCAACCTTTTTCAGGTCTGCCGGTGTGAGTGTCATCTAACTAGCCGATCCGTCAGAGTAGAGGCGGGTCTGAAAGATGTTGATCTTCGATTGTTCGTCGGTGGTCACGAAAGCGTGGCCGCATTGGTCGAACGCGTCCCGATAGTGGGTTAGCTCATTTTCGATATGCCGGGACTGTGCAGCCCAGTCCGTCATCTTGCCTTGAAGCGCCTTGGCCGAGGTGCCGACCCAACCTGTCGCGGCGCCTTGGATGGCCGCGTTGGTCTTCGCGTGAGTTTCGACGTGTTCGGCGCGGTGCCGGTCCATGTGGTCAGCGGACATGCGCAGGCGTTCCGGCTCGACTTGCAACGGCTCCGGCATTACGGGCTTCCCCCTGTAGGTGCTTTGCTGACTTGAGAGCACTATATGCGCAGTACGTAAAACCATCTAGGTTTCTACTGGCTGGCGTGGGCGGCCAGCAAAGCTACCGCTAGTGCTGGTACATCTTGCATGGGTAGACCCGCTGGCACGTTCACGATTGATACCCGGTCTCCGTTGGGCGCTATTCGAACTTCGCCGTCTGCCCATGGTTGCGCTGTGATCGGCACGCGGACGTATCGGCGCCCTGGCTGGTCGGTCTCGATGCCTGGAAGTTTCGTGAGCGCGTAGCCCTTGGCTTGGAGACTGCCGGGGAGCACACAGGCGATTAGGTCGGCGATCTGGCTTTGGGTGTAGACGATGGTTTCGGTGGCGCCCTCGGCACCAATCGTCACGTTGCGGGTCTGGCCGAAGAAGTTGGGGATGCGCTCGATGGCTTCGCGGATGGCCGTTCGGGTGGTGTCCATATGGCTGTTGTACCGCCGGGGGCTGACAAACGCGTCATGCGAATTACTGTCTATTTATTGTCCACTAAGGCCCCCTGGAGGGGCGCTCAGTGGGTATTCGCAGGTCTTTGACCTGCTCTCTTGGTGGAGCTAAGGGGAATCGAACCCCTGACCTTCTCGATGCGAACGAGACGCGCTACCAACTGCGCTATAGCCCCAAGACGCTAAGACCTTACCAGCCGTCTCGCGTCTCACCGAATCGGATCGTTACTGGCCGACAGCATGCGGCATGCGGTACTGCCGCGGCTCGTCGTAGTAATCCAGGTGTTCGAAAACCGGGTCCTCATCATCGATTTCGAGGACGGCCGCACCCGGGCGGCGCAGGCGCTGCGGCACCACGTCCAGCTCACGATCCGCGACGTTCTCCACACCGACAACCCGCGCACGCTGGTAGCGCGCGGCGCGGCGACGGCGCAGCTGCTCCTCAATGCGGGTCTGACGGCGCAGGTAGCCAAGGTAAAGCACCGAGAGCACCCCGAATCCGCCGCAGACCCACCACGCGGTGCTGGTAGCGGTCGCGGCCAGCAGCCCGGCGATGACCATCGCGCCCACCAGGCCCATCAGCACCCGCTTACGGAAGGCGAACTTGCGTGCGTTCTCCTTGGCCATGACCTCGGGGTCAAACCGGCGGCGCCGCGACGAGCTGTAGACCGGCGGAGCCTGGTGACGTTCCCGCGACGGCTCGGCAGCGATGGCCAGACCCGACGTATCGTCGACGTACTCATAGGTGCCCGAATCGGTTTCGGCTCCGGTGTGCGCGCTGGGCGCCTCCTCCAGGTCCTCAAGTTCATCGGACAGTGTGGTCTCGCCGACCGGCAGCGCGGTGGCGTCCTCGTCGACGACGTCGACATCGACAGGCTCGTCGGCCTCCACCTTCTTCTCCGGGCGAACCTTGCGCACGGCCATGGCCTTGACGGCCCGGGCCGCGTCCTTGTCGTCCTCGCTGGGCTCGCTGGCGATCACACCGGTCGACTCTTCTTCGTCGTCGTCATCGAGCTCGTCGATGTCCTCGCGGCGGAAGTCCGGGTCGCTGCGGTGGCCGGCGGCGGGGCCGGTACGGCGCAGCAGCTTGGCGGCCTTCCCGTTCAGGACCCGCGTCGCGAGGGCGACATCGCTTGTGCGCTTGACCACGTCACGCTTGTTGATCAGCATCGGCACCAGGACGAACAGCCACAGCACGACCAGTCCGATCCACAACACCGATTGGGGGATGCTCGGCAT